TGAACCTTTTGTTCCGGCTCCATTTGTGACCATATTTCTGCCGCAATTTGCATGCTTTGATCATTAGGTTCTTGGCCACCCATTCTAATATCACCACCACTATATTTAATATCTGGTGCTCCGGCTTCTATTGATTCATTCATTGAAATTTTTTCTTCCATAGTATCTCCTTTTACTTTGTTTTAACAAACAAATCAAGAGCTGGCATAATAACTTTTACATCTTGTGCCATTTCTCCTGCTTTGTACCCTTTAATTTCCCATTCTTTTCTTGTTTTAAAAACCTCACCTGTTTCTTTGTGTCTATATGTTTCTTCTACTTTTGCCTGTAATACATCCATTACGTTGTTACCTCTTTTTTAATGTTTAGATAACTGATAGCTACATCAAACGAGTCTGTTGTGCTTGATTGCACTGTAAAAGATGTACCACCTTCAATTATCAATGGTTGGGTTAATAATTCTTTTGTTTGATTAGCTGTTAATGCTACAGATTTAATAGCTGTAATACTGTTGTTGGTAACAGTAACAACTGGTGTACCTGCTGATGTAACAAGTATAGATTTAACAACGATAGTCTCATTGACTGCAGGAATGTCAGCACCTAGTGGTGTTAGTGCACTACCACTTGTATTATTATCTATGCCTTTAAATTTATATTGGTTTACTACTGCCATTAATCTAAAAAGAAACTTCTAGCTTCTATCTCCTGTTTTAATTCTTCTTGAAACGTTGTATTTAATTTCTCTAACACAGCATCTAAATCTCTAACTAAAGATTGAGCTACGTCTTGTTCATACTCATTACTTGCTCTTGTTAATGTTTGTACTATTTTAGCCACTATCTTCTTCCTCCAGTTTGTATATCTAATCTAAAAGTTCCTAGTTTCCAACTAGTATCTACTGCAGTGTTTGATATTGTAAGAGCTATGGCTCTACCTCTAGCACGTGTGTCTACTTTATCTGTTGTAGATGTTACAGTAAATGGACCTAATGATGAACTAGCTGCTGCATCGTTTGGATAATTTCTTAAATCTAATTGTACAATAGCGCTTCCTTGTTGAGATATAAAGTCTGGTATAATTCTACTGACTCTCATAATGTTTTCACCATCACCTCGAAGATCACCTAAATTAGTTGCAGCTCCTCTAATAACTTTTTGTGTAATATCATAATCACCAGACGTAATATTAGCAGGAATGGCTACAGCCGTGGTCCCTGCTTCTTGCTGATTGACTCCTGTTTCATGTTCAAAGTATACTGTAACTCCTTCAGTGTTTCCCTGAACATCAAATGATACATCATCACTTGCATTGTATTTTGTTGCATGAGGTAAACCAAATACTGCTGAGTCTTCCCATGTGCTTCTAGGAAACAAACTACTTGCATTAGTAAACCATATAGGTCGTTTAGACGTTGAGTCTAGATAACTATATGTAACTGCTCTAGTATTTACATTAGATGTAGATGTTGGATAAAACCAAGTAATTTCACCAAACAAGTTATTAATACCACAATAAATTAATTGATTAGATGTAGTGTTAAGATCGTCATAAACAAAATCTTCTACTAAACAGTCCATGGATTCTAGTTTACCAGTAAACCTAAAGAAACCATTATCAGACATCCAGTACGCAGCACCATCAACTTCTACTGCTGCATTCATACCAATCAATCCACAGTTAGTACCTGCTTGTTCAAATGCAAATGTAAAAGGAGTTCCAACAAAACGCATGGTAAACAGTGATGTGTCAGACCAAATATATATTGCATTTCTACCAAGTTTAGCACCCATGATCCGTGATCCGGCGGCCAGTCTTTGTGTACCAGCACTATTTTCAGCTGTTGGTGTATAGTCTTCTATATTTTCTTGAGAAGAAAATCTTATAAACATATCGTCTTGTGTAGATTTAGTTCCAATAGTTGTTTCTGTTCCAAAAAATACTAAGTGACGATCGGGAGTTGATACTAACATATCACGTGACGCTGTTGGTGCTCCTGGAATAATTACAGCTCTAGTGCTTGTTGCGTTTGTTGCATCACCATCCCATTTAAAACATTCACCATTATGAATTAAAGCAATAAGTGTTGTACCTAAATTATCTAATGACCATAAACCTGGGTCTGTCACTGAGTCGGTGTTAGCTGCTGGTGATCCCCAACCTGTAAACGATGAAGTGTCTGTAACTGTTACACCAGTGTTGTGGGCAGCTCTTGTAGTTCCTCTCACTGCTCTTGTTATACCAGTTAATTTACTAGCTGTAATTCCTGTGTATGATATTTCTTCCGTACCTACTTGAATAAAATTTGTACCAGAACTTGGAAAACCAGTTGTACTAGTTAGTGTAATTTCTGTAGCAGAACCATTATTACCGTTTGTGTTGTCTCCTAATGCACCACTCAATGTAGTTGTTAGTGCTCCTAAAATATTACCACTCCACAATGATATACCCCAACCAAACGCACCTAATTGTTCTGCTGGTCCTACATGATAATATTGATAATATTTTATTCCACCAGATGTTGTTGCTCCACTTCCAGTTTCATTAGAAGGCATTGTAATAGTAATTGTAGTAGTTGTTGGTACACTTGTTACCATAAATTTTTTATCATTAAAATCTGCAGCACTAAAATTAGAATTAGTAATTGTAGAAAAATCACTAAATAAAATAATATCCGTTGCAACAAAAGAATGTGGTGTTGGAAAAGTTATTGTAACTGTTGGTGACCCATTGGTTGTACTAAAAGCACTTGTAAGGGCTGTACCTGTTGGATTAACTAAAGGATGAATATCATAATAAACACCACCAGAATATATGTATAAAATTTTATTTGTACCGATAGCTGCAAATTTAGTTGATGTTTTGTTTACAAAATGATGAAGACCTCTAGCAGCACCCGTAAGCTTTGACTCACCTAATTGATTCCACCCACCTATTTTTTCAGGTGTACCGTATCTAAAACGAACATTTTCCCCATCTATCCACTGCGATTCTGCACCGGTAGATGTGACTTGTTTATTAAATCCTGGTAGAAATCCTAATTTTTGTAGCATATAAAAACCTGTTTTTTATGGTTTATAATAGATTACAGGCAAATTCAACCTGCAAATCATAAAGGACTACTTAGGAAATTTTGCTTTAACTGCTGCTTGGTCTATTTTCCAACTATCAATACCATCGTCATGTATTTTTTCTAATTGAGATTCCCAAGTACCATAAGCTTTTCTTCTTAAATCTAATATTACTCTCTCAACAACAGCGTCATTAATTGTTAGACCCCATTCTTGACAATAAATAAAATCAAATCCAGAAGGTACTGTACTCACTAATTCCAATCCAGTTTGTGAATCTTGTGCGTCTTTACATAAAAATAAAAAAGCATCACAACTTGGTGTTTGTGCTATCATTGTAACATCTCTTGCAATTGGGTTTTCCATAGTTCCAAAGAACGTTTCATGACCACTTGCTTCTAATTTATATAACTTCATCTTCTACTCCTATAAGTTTTATCTTATCATTTGGATTAATATTTCCAACTAAAATCTTTGTTTCTTTTGGAACTAAACCTATATCCTTTAATGCGTTCCATGTATAGGGATTACTCATAGCATTTTTCAATTTAGCAGGAGAAGGTCTGCCATTTGCTATCATTTCAGCCTGTATTTCTCTACCTATATTAACAGTAAATTCATTGGCTTGATTAGCTTCCCACATTTCTTCATCACTATAACCAGGTATTCTTGTAGGTTCTGCAATAACATATAGCTCTTCTAGTAGTTTTTCTAGTATTGTAATTTCTTTTCTATTAAGTTCAAACGCTTCTTTTTCCGTTGCTTGATGACTTTTAGCTTCTAGTATTTCAGCTTTAAGTTCTAGTATTTCATGTTCTAAACCATTACCACCATTCTCTAAATGTTTTAATTTAGCAATTTTAGCTTGTTTTTTTAAATCTCCAACTTCTTCAAGAGCTGCTGCTCTAACTCTACCTTCTAAAAATCCTTGTAAAGTTTTTATCTTTTCCCAAGGTGTATCTCCTATTACTTGATACCTATAATTAAACTCACTATTAAACTTTGACGCCATGTTATATCTCTCCTTTATTGTTGTTATTAATTTTATGCACTGTTTGAATACCCAGCCATTTCACCTTTTGCTCTTGCATCACCAACGGCACTTGTATCACTTGCTACAACTCCAGTATTTGAAACTAAGTTAGTCACTCCTAAAGCACTACCATTATAACCAAATCCAAAAATACCTTTATCTCCTCCATATGAACTACCTGCACCATCCATTCTACCTGTTCCAGCAGCTTGACCA